AATGATAGCTGGTTATGTCTCCATTCTTAATTTCTTCAAAATAAATCATCTTCCCGATTAGCTGTCCTTGCATCCTTCGGGTAATCTTTACGTTAACTTTGCAGAAGCGTTCTCGGTGGTGAACGGCAACATACATAGGGTTCGGACATTCCCTTAAAACTTTCCCCCTGTATATTAATCTGTTTGGCTCCTCATCTTCTTTGTCGGCTGAAACATCGGGCATAGGTATGACATCATCTAATATCTCCTGCCCCTTTTCGTTAATCCATGTTAAATGCTTTGAGCCTGTAATCATGTCTTCTTCTAGATGCTGAAACGCCAGCTCTAGAGCCTCTTCAAAAGGAACTCCACATTCCTTTGCTATTTGAAATAATCTTTTCTTTGCCATTAATATCCTCCCTCGGATTTTCTTGTTGTGTTCATAGAAGTGTCAGAAACATAGTCTGGACCATAGCCATCATTTGCCATGCGTAGATAACGCAGAAGGTCAATCCAGTCCTTCAATGGTTCATCTATCTTTCCTTTATGTCCCCAGTTAATTAAACTTTGTATTAAATTGCCACAGGATGAGTGTATTTTGAGTATTGGCTTATTGGCATCATCTACCTCTGCGCTAGGATTGTATAGCATCCATTCGTCTAAACCAGACAGCCCCGTCTCAATGTCTGCTCCGCTTGAGGGTATAAAGAACATTCCCTTAGAAGCAAAGCTTTCAAACAGATCTGTGTTGTCCTCATTCTCTCTTGCAAAGAAACGAGAGTCACCTATACGCTCAAACACCTCTACTCCCAAGTCGCTCTCTATATCCCTGAACTCCTCTATATATGCCTGGATGTCGTGTCCCATCTTCTTAGCTGCTGGACCAAACCTCCACTTAGGATCACCAGACAATGCCCATTCTCCATAGCTGTCTCTGTCAGGCCACTCACGTAGGATAGTAATAAACCCTTGCTTGTCTACCGCAGCCCATATAGCCACATAGTTCCTAGCACCAGCAGGGTCAACTACCTGGTATACAGTGTGGGTTTCCTTGGTAATTGTAGGCAGTTCGTCTGTTACATGAACCTTAGTGCTAAATAACGGGAACAGGGTAGTCATAGACTTAACAGGAACCCCGTAAGCACGAGTTAATATCTCTTCCCTAGGTCTGCCCTTCAAGTCCTTAGCTATACGATCGTAGCCACCAAAGGGGTTCTCGTCTGTGTGCAGATACACAATGCCGGCATCCCTGTTTACACTATACTGCTTAACAGCTACAGGCTCATCTAGTAGCTCTGCGTGTTTAGTCTCTAGAATCTCTGCATCTCTTAGGTAGTCAGCTATGAGTTCTGTGTAGCCATCAATAGGGGTAAACCCTGTGACTAGCTTGGAGTCCCTAGTAGCTAGACGGAAACGCTGTGTGTTGATAAGCGTAGAGTCCCCTAGATACTCATCATTACCAATACCTACATTCTCAGGGTGGTTGCCTAGATTGGGAAACCCAAACTCAAAACCCTCCAAGATAGTATGGTTATTACTAAACTGCGTATAGGTCTTGAAGTCCACACGAGTCCTGGTATCTGGGAAAATAAAAGACTGACCAGTGAAACCATTCTGCATAGAGTAGTTAATGTAGCCCTCGATGCCCTTAGTCTTACGTTTAAACTCCCTGGGCATAAACTCCCACATGGCAGCCTGCTGAACCTTTACGGACGTGTCAGCGTTCTGTGAGAACAATACTACGTGTCCATCCATGTGCTTGGTAATGGACTCCATAAATATCTTAGCCATACCTGTAGTCTTAGCACCACGGTTACCACCAAGAACCAAGACCTCATTATACTCAGACAATGCCCACCTAATCCTATCCCAGCTAACTAAGTTAACCCCATGACGCAGGGGATCGTCTATAGTTAGCTTAATAGCATCCTCACGCGCCTTCCATATATCATAGACAGCCTGCGCCCCCTTGTATTCCAATAGAGCCTTTAGCCTGCCCTTGTCGGGCGTAGGTATCGTAGGGTGCTTAGTCCACTGCATCATCATCTAATTCATCTAGGTCGCCACCAAACTCCCACTCAATCTCTATATTATCATCACTGATCTCCAGTTGCATCTCACGCAAAAGCATTCTACCTGCTGGCAAATGGTTGTAGTCATAAAACAGTTCACCCTGGTCATCCATTACAATGAAGCAGTAGTTCTCGAAATGCTCCCCCAGTATTCCACGAATCTGATCGTAGATGGGATCATAGCTTCCGTCTATTAGTGACCTAGCCATCTTCTCCTATATCTATTACTTCTGCCTCTGGCAGCGAATCTATGAGACTCATGGCCTCCTCTGGGGTTGTTATATGTCTAACCTCTATCTTCTGAACATTGTTCCCTGTCACATTATCAAAGGTTCTGTGTAGCTTCTCCTGTGCTACCGCTAGGTTAGCTAGGTCTTTAGTCTCTGCTTTCTTTATCTTTTCCTCTGCCTCCGGAGAACCGTCTAGGTAACTAGCCGCTATCTTCTCACCTATGCTATTAATCTCATCTATAGTAGAAGCCAACTGTATAGCCCTCTCCTGCCTAAATACTCTAGCGTCGTCAGACGCTTTGACTATACCATTGATACGCTTGGCTATGTGATGGTTCAAGGTCATCGTCTTCTTGACCTCATGCACACTAGCCCCTGATAGAAACAAAGAAGCTGCCGTTAACCACTTCTCTGGGTTATTGTTAGGCAAACTATTCTTAGCTGTCTTCTCCTGCTCGTTAGCAAGCATAGGGGCTAGCGCATCCCTCATTCTAGTCTTTAGGTCTATCTGAGTCTCTTCATCTCCCATACTTATATCCATTACTATCATCTAAACTACTTTTGTCAAGCCTTGGCTCCATCCCTACATAGGACTCTGGGACGAGCGTATAATGAACCCTGCCATTGCCCAGTTTCCTCTTACTGAGATAACCACACTCCTCTAACTCCTTCATGCCACGCTGGACACTCTTAGTCTCGTCCCTGCTCTCCATTGCTATCCTCTTAGCACTGAAGTCCCAATTACTAGGCTTAGACTTCATATACGCCCATATTCCCTTAGCCTTGAGACTCAAGCGATCGTCCCTCCATATTGCTTCTTCTTCTTCCATTAAACTCCACTCAGGATTATATCTCCACTCAATCTTGTCCAACAATGACTTCATAGCCTGAAGTGTATATTGCACCTTTGGGTATGTCAAGCCCCAGACCCTGAAGTAGACGTATGGCTACGACCCTAAAGTGCAAAACGCACCTCATAAGTATACCCCTAGAAATAACCCCAATTGGATTACATTTTTTAAAGGGCAGTTTATGTATATATACACACAGACGCGCACGACACGCGACCCCCCTCCCCCCGGTGCTCAGTTGTTCACTAGTGTTACTGTGTTCACTACTACTGGATAGCTAGGCAAGCTTCATGTGTTGCATTTTATTTTAGCAAGGTGAGATGTATTTTGGCGGCACATTGTAAAGAGTAAGCTTGCGGTATTAAATTAATTAAAATTAAATGAAAAAAACTATTGACAAGGCCACAATCTTAGGTTTTTACTGGTTTCAAGTTGAGCGCGATTGCTTAACATAAACCATAAAGAAAGTAATAAAATGAATAAGACATACGAACAGCTGAAAGAATCTATCCTTTCAAACTGGGACTCACTGCCGAAACACGTCCAAGACGAAATTGCAAAAATCCTTGACCTTTAAACCATAAAGAAAGTAATATAAATGAAAAATAAAAATTATTCTGTTTCAATCTTATCATCCGACAATGTTTACAAAGTTACTGTCAAATATAACAGATACACAATGCCAACTTTAATAGAAACTTTCCCTAGCAAGGAGAGAGCTATTGAACAAGCTCAATGGTATACTAACGGAAGCTACGAAAAAAACAGCGTGCAATCCGTCGAGGTAAGCCACGTTCTAAGATACGTAGTAGCTGAATAATAGTTTCAACCCTTAAAACCCTTTGGCCGCCTTGTCTTTGACTCGCGCGGCCTTTGGAGTGCCTAATGACGGGCACGATAAAAAATAGAAAGTATTAAATGAATAGAATTCAAGCAAATGAGATAGTAAACTCTATTGACTCACTCGAAACAATTAAGGCGGCCTTGCAAGCTTGCCTTGATCGCGGGCCTGAGAGAATAGAAAGCACTGGCACATGGCAATACCATGCAAACAAGCTTTTAACCTGGCTAAATGGTGAAATGCAAAGCGCGCCG